AACAGAATATCCAGTTGAACCACTTTCCAATGTAACACTACCACCTACATCTGAACCACCAGAATCAGTCCGATCAAAAACAATATTATCTCCAGCATCTGTTGATGAACCATCTGTTCCGTTCAATATGATTGTACCAGATGCACCGTCTACGTTTGTGCCCCAGTTTGCACCAGAAGTGTTATGATCCATCCAGAAAACATATGCTGACTGTCTGTAAATTACGTCAGCATAATAATTGTTACCACCTTGTGCTGTTTTTGCACTTGAGTTTTTAGACAGTCTTGGGAATATCTCTATAATCGCATTGGTTCTTTCTCCATTTGAATCAGCATCAAACCCTGTTATGTCACCAGTTGTGTCGTAAACAGCAACGTGTAACTCATCAGCAGTTCCCCGACCATTTTGTGTTGCCCATGCAGATGTGCCAGGCGCACCATCAAAAAGGTCATACCATCTCCAACGCCTACGAACATTTGTACCTGAAGATACTTCATTTTGTAACCCTTGTCCATTCGGGTCATCTTTTAACTTGACTGTGATTACATTTGTTGTATCATTTTTAGCACTCACTTCATACTCATAACCCTCACTTTCACCAAAGTTTACTAAGTCACCAACTGCAATAGAAGTTGCAGAGGTTACAGATATATCCGTTTGTCCAAGAGCTTCTGTTCCACTTGTCGTGGTTATAGCAGTCTGTTCGTATGCATTTGCTGTTGCACAAATAGAAACCCCGACTGAGTTACCCAATGTACCAGCAGTCCTTGCAGCCCACTCACCAACAGAACCTTGACCAGTTGCATACGACTCAGAATAGTGATCTGTGTCACGAATAAGAACCGCAGTACCAGATGCAGTAGCATTAACGATTGCTGATTCTGCACGAACAACCTTTAATGAATCCGAATATCCTAAAAAATTAGCTGCAGTAAACCACCATTCAAAATTGCTTGCATTAGGTTTACCAAAAACTTTTAGTAAATTTTCTTCCGATGAAATATCAGTTACAGAAGAAACTGGGCCTTTCTCAAAGGGCCCTACAATCGCACCAATAGAAGTTGCAACCGCTGGAATGACATTCGTTAAATCAATTTCATTAACTTGAACTCCAGGCGAAACTAAAAAACCCATGTTCGTACTCCTCTAAAAGAATATTATTCTTGTTTTCATAATATTTATAAAAAACCCATTTTACAAATCGTACTTTTATATGCACAGAAACATATAAATAAAAGTATGGCAAACACACATTACGAAAAATATAGTACTACTATAAAGAAAGTTGCGAGGAGAAACTATCGCAAACGTGTCGCATGGCTAAATAAATATCTTGCTGATGAGTCTTGTGTGCATTGCGGTGAAAGTGAAACAGTATGTCTTAAATTCTATCCCCATGATGTAGAGATTCGTAAACAAACCAAACGAAAAGGTATGAATCAAGAAAGTCGCAAAGACGTTATTGAATTTATAGAAAAGTCAAGAATCGTCTGTTCTAACTGTTGGATTAAACTTGATTACGATCTAATAGACCCAAAATACTCTTTTCTTTCTTGATTACCAGCTTGAATCATTGATACGCACGATAGGAGCCCAACGAGTTCCGTATTCATCAGTCATATTTCCAGCATTTTCTTCCTCTAATCCGTCAATCACAAACCCGAATGGAGCCATATCCTGTTCGAGTTGGTCTTGTTGTTCCATATACATTTGTTGACGTATGTTATGATCTGTCAGTTCCTTAAAGTATTGTTGATCTGTTATCCATGCAAAGATAAACATACACGCAACCAAGTCATCATTGCAACCGTCATCTGCTTCAAATGATGAACCTTTAACAATAAAAGTTGATAGTTCATTGATACAGTCGTAGTCCTGTACAATTAGTTTGTTATCCTCTATCAACTGTTTTAAATTGGAACACCCTATCTTCTTAACTGCTTTGGTTGTCCTTACCCCCATTTGAGCCTTACCACCAGAAAACCCACCACCTAAAATTTGTCCAGATCTTCCACGCATGGATGCCATAATCAAATTACCATATTCCATATCGTACTGTAATGCGTTTGCAACTTGCTCTCCGATATCGTTGACCTCAACCAATACATATGCTTCATTGTAAGCCCTTGCGATATCGTATATCTTTCTAGGAAAAATAAGAGGTTTTATTTCATTATCCCTGTACTTCGCAACAATTCGATAAGGAATTTCCGACACATCAAACACAATAAACGCAGAATAGTCATTAGACGTACCTCTTGATACGTCAGCTGTTAACAGATATGTTCGTCCCTTTTGCGGAGATTCATACAAATCCAATCCTTTATGCGATTTTTCTGGGTCTAGATATGCAAGTGTTTTTAGTTTCTGGGGTGTAATCAATGTATCAATCGAACCAAGAAACTCGCACTCGAATTCTGTATTGAACTGCGCCTGAGAAGTGTTCTTGATGGTTTCCTTCTTCCATTCCTCATCGCGGCCAGGTATTTCACTCCAATGCACCTCAATTGGAACATATGTGTTCCTCTCATTCTCTGCATCCGTCCATAACTTGTAAAACATATTCATACCATGCGGTGTAGATACAATCATCACCTTAGTTGTCTTACCAGCTGATATCGTAGGATACACCGAACTAAAAAATTGTTCTGCAAAATTATAAGGAACGTATGCAAACTCGTCTAGAAATATAATATTGTAAGAACCACCACGAACCGCACTTGCAGATGTAGCCGATGCAAGTATCTTAGAACCGTTCTCTAGTTCCAAACTACCTTTGTTCCATGTCATTACTCCCTGTTGTAACCACTTAGGAAGGTGTTCATAAGCGAGTTGTAACCGTCCTAATAAGTCCCTAGCGGTCGCTGCTTTGTTGGCAAGTATCGCAACACTAACATTGGTATTGAATAAAACATAATACAGAAGATACGCAATAATTGTTGTTGATTTACCAGATTGTCTTGGAAGTTTGCAGATTGTAAAACGGTTTTTGTGAAATGTACCGACAATTTCCTTCTGAAAGTCATACAACTTAAATGGTATTAATCCTTCATCAAGAGAAACAATTCGTATGTAGGTTTCTATAAAGTATAGAGGGTCTTTCATACATCGTGCGTATTCCTCTATCTGTTCCTCTGTCCATTCAACAGGTACATTGGCTTTCTTTAGATTGGGATTACCTAGATAGTTATTAATGTTTTGCATCATTTTTCAAATTCTCTATATCTTCACGATTTTTATTAATGCTTTTATTTTGTATTGTATCTATAAGAGCTTGAAGTTTCTCTGCCTTTTCCTTGTCGGTATCCAGATGCAAATCAGGATTGATAATCTTTTCAAGTTTAAGCATAACAATACGTTCATTCGGGACATACCTCCATATGTATCCCTTCTCTGAGTATACACCAAAAACGGTTTCGGATATTCCTATTTTTATAATGACTGCTTCATTACCTTCGAGAAGAACCTTGTCTCCCTCGTTGAAGGCTTTATTCATTTGAAATTTAAATCCTTTTGCAAGACTTGTTGCAAAGTCCTTAATCCATATCGCAACAATCAGACTGATTAGAATACCAATCCAAGGCAGAATAAAATTTGTGATTTGTGCGGTTTGTGCATCAAGACCCTCCATTCGACTTTCCTTTCAGTAACCTTTGCAATTCAGCAGTCGAACCGACAAAGAGTGCATTGGTTACATTCTTCGGTGCGGTGTTGGGTACTTCCTTCAGTCTTTTCATTTTCTCTTGCAAGTCACCAAGTTTTTCTGCGACTTCTGCAACCTGTTTAATTAGATTACCAGCAACCTCATACGTTCTTGGATGGTCTGACTCTTTTGCAATCTCTAGAATACCATCGATTGCGTCCGTTCCTTTTTCAATCAGATTGTAGAAGTTTTCTCGTTGATACTTGTAATCTGCATCAATGTCTTCTAAATTTTCTGTGGGTCTTTGAACAATAGTTTTATGAGTTGCCATAGACATCTCTTTTTTTACGGGGTCGATAACACCAAGAGCCTCATCGATGACATTCGCAACGTCTTTCATTTTTATCCAATTTTACTAGAACTAGTTGATGTATCATCGTCCCCAGTTTCAGGATTAAATTCTTTCGCATCTTGGAAGAAAGATGTTGTTTCATTAAATCCAAAATCATCGTCTGCATTAGCATCTGTTGGATTTGGTGTAACAGTATATCTCTGTTCCCGTTTAGGAGAAGCATCTGGTAGGTCTGTATACTGATCGACTTGAACTGTCTTGATGACGCTCTGTGATGTAACAGGCCCATACAAATAAAACTTTGCTGTGAAAGTTAGCGTGTATATGATTGCTCGTCTTTCTGTAAACTCACCCCGATAATTATCTTCGTAACTAATGCTGTTGAGTACAATCGGAACATCTCTCTTGATTCCCATGTCCGTCATATCTTTAATTGTCAAAGTATAATCAGGTTGAAAGTAAGGAAGTATTTGTTCGACAATCTGAAGTGCATCATCAGATTGATTGGCCATTGCATATAATTCGATGTCCAAGTTATAAGGAACAGGCATATATTGTGAGTCTAGTCTATTAGAATCACTTGATTTAACCTTTCTAAATTTTTGTACGCGATTTAATTTTCGAGAGGTGTCGTAAGACAAATTTTGAATCTCGAATCCTAATCGTGGTAGAGTGATTGCAACCTTGCTATCCTGACTTGGATCTTGGTCTAGTCGTTGCAACCACTTTTGTCTTGGTCCATACGCAAGAGGAACTTTCATCGTTTGTACGATAGTTCCACTATTGTTTTTGCGAACCATATGTATATTGTTAAATAAAGTACCAAATGCAACGATCACATTTCGCATTGTTTCATGATAGAATTGTTGTCCTAACATTATGAGCTCCCAGCATCTCCAAACGGATTCTTCTCTGAAAAATCAATAACATTATCGTCCAGCTCATCGAATAATTCATTTTGTGCAGTTTTATCTTGTGAACCGCCACTAGTATAATCACCAGTGATAATATCTTCTTGTATTAAGTATGAGGCATCTTCAGTATCCGAACCACCAGCTTCAAGCAGTATACTCTCACCAACAGAGGTTGAATCATTCTCCATAAGA